ATATACTGTTGCGCTAACTGCACCATACGACGACCAATTTCGGCAATAGCCTGCTCAACAGTAGCCAACTTATCTGAAGTTCTGGCATTGGCTGCGTCTTGCATTAACGATGTTTCGGTTGCGGTGCGGCGAATCTCTGATACGCCGCCACGTTGAAACTCTGTTACCCCAGAAATACGGTCAATGTCACCAACAATCAAATTAGTTTGATTATAAAACTCTGGTGGGTTAATAACCGCTGGGAAAGCAGAAACAACACCGCCCAAACTTTCATCCGAAATAACAGGAACCATAACGTTGTCTTGGTCTGACTCCAAAGCGGTGCGACCCAACTGGTCAAACGCATTTTCTTTATACAAATATTTGCGTGCAAACTTTTTGCGATGATTCATCATCTGCGAACGTGTTTCGTTCAATTCTTTTTGCAACGGTTCAATGGATTCCAAATCACCCATTGGATAGAAATGGTCAGGGATATCATAATTGCGCAACATCACAAATGGTTGCCCAAACGCATACGGCATTTTTATTGGCTTAACTAAAAAGTTTTCGCCTTGTTCAGAAAAAATGCTCATCGTGTTATTGGCTACATCATAATATTCCCAAATTTCTGCATACCCAGCGTTTTTGTCATGAATTTTTTTGCGTGAAGGGTCATCAGCATAACGGCTAACAGCCATAACTTTAACTTGGTCACGAGCAACTTTATTGTAACGTTTATCTTGTTTTACGTCATTAATTGGTCGGCGGATACGTTGTGCAATCCAACGAATATCGTGCATGCTGGTAGCATCTGGGTCAACAAAAATATCATTAGGAGAAACCCGTTCAGCGAACGGGCTATCTTCTAAAATTATACTAGTAGGTGTTGACTCGCCACCAGGAATAGGGTCGGAAACTTCTGTGTCGCCACCTTGGGTGTCTTCTTCCTCAACAAAACGATAACCAACTTTTATCCAACCATGCCCAACTGTTAACATGTCTTTTACGGCACGACGAAAATGTGAACGAACATCACGATGTTTCCACCAATAATTCACCACCGCTTCAGCGATAACCGCCTGTCCAGCATTGTCTGGATTAACAGCATTGACAGAAATCTTCGGATAGTTAACCGAAATACTTGGCGAAATAACGTTAATTGTAGAAAACGAAATGTTAACCAACATGCGGTCTTCTGTTTTATAGTCATCAAAATGGCGACCTTTATACATGTCAACCATTCGTCGCCAAGTGCCATCATACCCGTCATCTTTACGCCACTTGCGGCTAGATTCAATACGTTGTTTAGACTGCGCCAAATAGTCTGCCATGTTTTTCTTAACCATTATACATCCTTACCTTTGTGCCAACCAATATGTTCATCTAACTTTGTGTCTACAGTATCAACCTTATCAGCAACCTGTTGCAACAAATCCCTAGACTCGGCATGTTGACTAGTGTTTTCTGAACGTAACTTGTTTAAAACAACCACCATTGGACCTGTTATAACCGCAACCAAAATAGGTACAAGGATGGCTTCCATATTACATCCAATTAGTTACAGGTTCAGCCTGAACTCCGTTAATAGCGGCATCCGACATAATTTGGCGTTGCTTTTCAGCAATGGTATCCCCATGAAAGTTGTCTTTGCCATAAGTAAACCCTAAACGAACACTTTTTATGTGACAGCCAAAACAAATTGCACCACGATGGGGCAATTTCTCATCATAAAACTGTCTAGAACATTCTTCGCAAGTAAAATTTGTCATCTAATAACACTTTCCTGTTCCCAAACTAACGAAAAGGAGTCTGACTGCGCACATTATGTGCGCCAATAGGTGTTTTTTCTGCTTTCCGACCACCAAAAATATGTTTTTCCCACCACAACAAACTATTTGTAGGCGGTTTATCAGCAGGACGATACTCCGACAACCAAACATACTTCAACATTTGATTAGCAATAGCCAAAGAAATAACACGGTCATCATGCGGACTACCAGACATTTTACCATTTTCTTTACGAACAAAAGTGCGTAACTCCGCAATAGTTAAACGGTCATAAATTTGAATAGTGTCAGTACGCATAGCAGCAGACAATTCATCAATAGCCAAAGGTTTAGTAGTAGCCGTAGTACGCCAACCCAAAATGTCTGTAGCCTCAGGGCGAACATGTGCTAAACGGCGTTGTTTATAAAGATTTTTATAACCATGTTTTTGGGCAGCCTTAAGAGTAGTTAAACCATGATTATTGTTTTCAATACCCAATAACGCAGTGTTATACCACCAACCTATTTCTGCTAACATTTCACCAAACAAATCAGGTTCAATACGACCATGCCAAGTAGCGACAACTACACCACTTTTAGCCTCTATAATGTGTGCGGAACTATAGTCACCATAAGATAAACCTTCAGAAACGTCAGCGCCAATTACGTAAACAGATTCTTTTTGTGGGAAAGCCCAAATATGCAACTCTCCATTTTCCGAATAACGGAACTCTCCATTCCCATCCGAATACAAATGATAATAACCACGACTAGGTTCTACAAGAGACATGTCATCTAACATTTGAATATCAAAAACGGGATTACCTGATTTGATAAATGCTTCTTCGGGGAATGTGGGGTATTCTTGGTGTAGTTGCCAAGGGTGCATGTTAGCCGCTTTGGCATCATACCAGTCTTGGTTGCGTTCGCCGTCAGCAGACCAAGGGAAAAAGATGCCTTTAAACTTGTTGGCGTTGGTTTGTGAACCAACCCACAACTCGTGATAAAAATTGCCTGACCCATTAGCAGTAGACAGACCAATCACACGACCACCAACGTCCGTAACAGGTTCAATAGAAGCCCACGCTTCCTCAGCATTAGGTAAGAACGCCCATTCGTCTACAATTACCAAATACACTGACTCACCACGAGCAGGGTCGTTGCTGGACGGCAAAGATTCAATAGCGGATTCGTTGTCAAATACCATTTTTAATTGATGTTCGGTAATTTGTTGCGGACCACGCAACTTAAACCATTGAGGCAAAAATCGGTAACCATACTTAGCCTTAGATAATAACTTTACAGACTCACGTTCAGTACGGCTTAACATTACAATAAAACGGTCAGAAAAAAAGTATGCCAACCAAAAACTATAGGCGGCAGCCAACGTACTAAACCCAATTTGGCGAGCCTTAAGGACGATACTGTAACGTTCACTCATCCAAGTTTTAACAGTTTCTGTTTGCGCTAGACGCAACTTAAACAAAATACGTCCCTTTTGAGGATGTTTTACAAACCAATATTTTTCACAAAAATAAGAAAATGCAACCAACTGTTCATCCACACTAGCATTTTCGGGTCCACGACATTTACGGAACTCTGCTTCGTTTAACAGTTCATTTAATTCCATTATTTACCCCAAGGCTGCCAACCATTGCCGTTACGTTCCTCAGAGTACTCAAAAATAGCCAAACCAGCCTGTAAATTTATTTTAGGAATCAACAACTCTTTACACGAACTTAAAACACCTTGAGATTGCAACCATCCACTAGGATTATATTTATTAGGCAAACACCAAAATTGATTAATTTGCAACAACCCACCAGAACCACCATTGGGGTCAGAAGAATTAAACACTTTGGGAAAACAACGTGACTCACGCCACATAATATAATCTAATTTAGATAAATCAGACCTAGACCAACCCACATCCAAAGCATCATCCAACCAATGCCCACATTTACCAACCAACTCCTTAGACACAGCATGGACATGGGCGATTGGCATAATTAGACATGCAACAATAATGGATATAAACCATTTACGCATAACACCATCCTAACAGATTGTTATTTAGATTATTGCAAAAATTTTTTCACAGCCGTAGGAACATCATCCCCAGCCACATAACGGATATGCCAAGGTTCAGACTGAACTTCGTGGCTAAACCCAAACTTGTCTTCGTTGTTTAACAGCCATTCTAATATTTTACCATTAGCGTTAGCAACATCAACAGCCAACCCCAACATGTGACGGCTACAAGTTTTAGAGTCATCATTCGGTGCAGCCAAAGGCGCAAAACCACGTTTTAGCCACCATTTCTGACCATTCCAAGTACGACTAGTAGAATTAGCAACAGGTTCTTTTCTGTAGCGTTGCAAAAACGCAGCCTTTTGCTGGTCAATGCTACGAAACTGGTCACCCAAACTAGTTGGCTTCAAAGTAATACCATCTTTAGCGGCAGCAGCAACCATCGCATCCCACGCATCCGCAGCACACAACTCCATTTTGCCGCCACTAACAGTTTTGCGCAAAATATCTGGCGTAACCTGACTAGGTTTTTTCCCTGCTAAATGGCTACAGTATTTTACTGCAACAACAGGATACGGCATTATTTGCCGAACGCCTTGCTAATTTCATCAGCCGACAACTCGCCATCAACACTGGCAGCAGCCAACTTTTGAACAACACCAAACAACGCTGTTAGTCCAGCCACACCAGCAGATTTAACAACATCTACACCCAAAATAGCGCCACCAGTCACAATTGGTAACGCACTAGCAATAAACAGCGAAACCAAACGCTGTACGAGGTCTAAACTTTTTGCAATCATATTATTCATTGTTATCCTTTTGACTAAAAGTGATTATGGAATGTACCATAATCGCCATACCAGTAAGAAACGCTGCCTGTCTAAGAGTAGGACCAGACAAAGTAATCAAAACCATGCCAGTTCCCGCCCATGTCCACGCATTATCTACAAGGTAATCCAATATTTTTTTCATTATCGTCTAACCCTAGGGGCAGGCAACATTGTTAATGTTGCCCCAATAGCCACCAAAGTACGCCGTTCGCTAACAGGAATGTTTGACCCAGTTGGCACATAACTTTCAAATTGTGAACCAAAAATGTCAATCACCGCCTCAAATGCTTTACGAACTTCCTTAGGTGCTGATTGGACAGCCTCTACAATTAACGCCGCCTGTTCCTCGGACAACTCAGCGGGGACAACCTCAGAAAACAACTCTTTAGCGTCAGATTCTGTAATAACCTGCAAAACAGCCACATTAGACACCAACTCTGCGGCTTGGTCGCTAGAAACATCACTATTTAACACAGTTTCTATAATCGCTGTCACCTGCTCTGGTGTTGCTTCATCAATAGATTCTATAATCGCAGAAAACTGTTCACTGCTAATGGGTTCATCTTCAACAATTTCTGTTTCAAGGAACAATACACTGGTTGTTGATGAACTCTCTACTTCTAATAGCGTTGTTTCTGATATATCTTCCTCTGGCTGTAGCGGCTGTGTTTGCTGTTCTTTTTCGTCAAGAAGAATCTCGTCAAGAATATCGGAAACGAATGTCTCAGGAATGGTTGTCTCAACAATATCTTCAACAGGACCGTCAGGATAGGTTGTAGTTGTTTCAGGTTCGGTCGTGTCGGGTACGGTTATGGTTTCGGGTAAGGTCACAAATGTTTCGGGTTCGGTTGTCTCAGGTACAGTTATTTCTTCAGGGTCGGTTATAAATGTTTCGGGTTCGGTTGTTTCAGTTACGACAACTATGGTTTCGGTTTCGTCTACGGTAGTTACGGGTTGAGTCTCAATGGTGGGAATAGTGCTAGATGTTTGAGTTGATGTATAAGGCGGTTCAGTTGTCGTGGTGGTGCTTGTCGTGGTATCTGCAACTGATGTGGTTGTGCTTATCTGAATTGGTTCTGTGGTTGTGGAACTTTCTGTGGGTGGGGGTACTGTAGATGATGTCGTTGTTGTTGACGACGATGTTGTTGTGGTTGTCGTTGTACTTGTACTGGTCGTTGAAGAAGAAGTAGTTGTTGTCGGGGTGGCTTGTTGAGTGAACGCCTCGTCTGGCACTATCGCCCAGCCTTCGTTGTCGATGTTCCATGCGAGCATGATGCACGAGTTCCC